CCCGGCGGGTAGCCTTACCGGCATAGAGTTTAAATTCGTACTCACGACCATCCAATTCGGGATTGTCGGTTAAAGTTTTCGGGTCACCCACGAAACTATCAACTTTTTCGTTCCATACTTCAATGTTTTTGAACTCTTGGTTGGCCGTATCTAAAACCGTAAACTTCCTTTTGTTGTGGAGGATGTCTTTTGCAAATTTCTGCTCAGTCGTTGTCATGTCCTCCCAGTCTCGATATTCAGACTTCAGCTCTTCATCGGTGGGCTCCGGGGTTTGCCCTGCCTGATTAAACGCTTCAGCTATTTTCTTGCTCTTAGAGTGAAGTACTTGATTTTCACGAGAAGATTCCACGAACTTCTTCTTGTAATCAATCTCTTCTTGTGTTTCTTTGGCTCCCTCTGTGGACTTTTCTTCCTCCTCCGTTGGTTTGGTTTCAACGGTTTCTTCCTCTTTTTTTGTATCTACCGTAAGCTCTTCTTCTTTGTCTAACTCCACTACCGCCTTGTCGATATTAGCCTGTAATTCTTCCGCTGTCGGTTTGACGTGGTTTATTGTATCCATATATTATTTTTTCTGGGACTTCTTTGGTTCATTCCCGGCAACTATCGGTTGATCTTCTCGTTTAACCAGCGTATCGCTCAAAGCACCGGCATACTTTTCTTTTTGTTCTAGAGTTAAATAAGAAACTCTCGCTCTTAGAAACTGTCTGTCGTACTCGTTAAGTTCTTGGGGTTCTTTTTTGAAAATAATCTCTAAGACCTTTCTGAGGAGTTCATCCATAACTAGAGGTTAACTTAAAAAATACATTATTGTCAACTATGCCCTGGCAATACCCGAAATTGCCCGTTCAAGTGCTTCTTTGGCCTTGGCTGGAGATATAAGGAATGCTTCCAATAGGATGTAATCCCGTAATCTGGCCTTGAGCATGGTGTCTTTTTCCTTGCCATGACCGACTTGGGTCAACTCCAGACTTACCGACTCCCTCATTCTCACGATATATTCCCTAATCAGTTCGGGAGTGAGAGCATTCTTGTTTAGCGACTCCATCCAATTCCCCAATGTTTCACGCTCTACGGCATTGAGTTCCTCGTATTTAAGACCGTATTTTTGTAGGATTTTATCTATCATGTTAGTGGGCCGCCATGGGATTTTGAATTGGCGATGGAACCGGTGGTTTAACTGGCTGAACTGGCTGTCCCATTGGGTTCGTGGGAACTCCACCCATGCCCAACTGGGGCATACTCATCATGGCTTCTTGCTTCTTCTTTTCAAAATCCATAACGTCATTAACTTCGTCAGGAGTTAACCCGGCAAACTCAACTATCTTTCGGTCAAATATCTCCGTAAGTTTGGGATTGTCCGGCATGCTCATTTTGGCTGCATTTAGTTTTTCGAGGTTTTTTGAGTCCATCGTAGTTTTTTCGTCTTGACTCCATACTTTGCATCGGTAGCCGGATTGAGTCATCCAATTCTTGGGTTCTATTTCCCGTGAATATATATCACTAGTAATTCTCCCTTTTTTGTATATCTTTACCGCATCTAGTTTGTCGCTGGCGGCTTCAATCAATTTGTAAAACATTTCTCCGCGGGCCTTCCACGCTGCCGTATAGAACTTAGACATTCCTTTGACCCGTTCCTTGGCTTCTCCTAGCGCCAACTGCACCTCACCCAACGTAGTTTTATTGGCCGTTTGTACCCCCTGTTGGGTAGCAGTAGCCCCCGTAGCCTTCTCGAGCATCGTGACAATAAAACCCATCTCATCTAGCGATTCCGACAAATCGGGGATATCTACTTTCTGCATAACTGTTCTCAGGTCTCCACCCTCCGGTACAGGAATACCGTACCAGCCCCAAGGCATAGGGTTGAACTTTTCGGGCGTAAAACCTTCAAGGTTTGAGTTGAAATAGTGCATACCAAAATTGCGCAATGTTCTATTCTCTACCAACTGGGAAAACCAGGAGTTAAGTACTTTGTTGGGAGTCCGAACTATGTCGGCTACCGCATCGCTCCAAAAGTCTTGTTTCTCTAGGTCATCGGCCCAAGTATTGTAAGGAAAATGAGTTTGCCAAAAATGGTCATCAGTTGTCCCGATTACCTTCTCAAGAGACTTTTTCGTCAAAATCTTGGCATCGTCTGCTTCAACATATAAAAACAACTGTTCTTGATCTGTTTTGTTGCCGCCTTCGTCTTCATTTCTGTATACAAAATGTAGAGACAACTCAACGTAGGTCTCTCCTAAAATCGGGTTATCTATATCTTGTACTCCCATCGCCGCCAATTTCTTGTTCTTTTCAACCAATAAATTAGCATTAGAGGCCGCTTTAATGAGACCCATTTGGGTTCCATAAAACCTCTTGAGCTCCTCAACCGCGTCTTGGTCATAATCTTTATTTGATTCCAAACTGCTTAGGGGCTTAAAAATGTGGGTGTGTATCAAGAACCTAGACGAGTGCAAATCCATGGGGTCGGCATATCTTGATACTAAGATGTCTTGAGGGTCGACAATGGTCATTTTGACCTTGCCATCAACCACTTGCCACTGATCGAACGACCGACCAAACAAGAAGACTTGCCGCTTGTCAATTATGTCCTGAAGTTCCATGTTGTTATGTTCAGCCGTATATTTCCAATACTCATTTTTGAAGGTTTCCGCTTCTTTGTCGTTATCTAAATTCTCGAAATAGATAACTGGCATATCGTCCACATCTTTCAATAAAGTGCGAATTGTTTGTTTCATAAGCGGCAAATTGACTGATTGCCGCTGTGTGAGTCGATTGATGACTACTTTATCCCTATACAGGGTGTAGTTCTCCAGCCAATCAGCTTGTCGGGGATAGCGATAATTGTAGCCGCCATTCTTGTTATTGGTGAGCATTTGTAATTCCTGGGTATCGATTTTGACTCCGTCTACCATAAACCAAGATTACCAGTAATAATTGTTGCAAGGCAAATCATGCCAACATTCCGGCGTACATAGGTTTAACCCCGCCTACGTTGTTGGGTTTCCATGGAATTGTAGTTTTACGCATACTGGTTACGGCGTATCTGATAGCGTCCATGTGGTTATTCCAAATAGGTGATGGCTCGTTTATTATTTTACCGTCTTTGTCGGTTGTCCATAAATAGTTCCTATACTCCCTGAGCACGTTTAGACTTCTTTTGGTAACAGATATTCGTTGATCTTGGACAAACTGTATGCCCTGGTTAACCGAACCCGGCCCCTTGGTCGAAGGCAACAAACTAATGCCGTACGATCTTAATTCGTCATTGCTTTTAGGTTCAGCACTATCAGCTATCACCAATGCTCTCGGCAGAGAAAGAAACACATCCGCAATCATTTTGTTGGACATTCCATTCTGATCTAATATTTCATCTATTATCAAACCCCCGTTGTGCCTATAAATTGCATCAATAGCGGTCGGATCGCAGTTATGGACAAGCAAACCGTTAGCAAAATATTCGTGTTCACCTTCTATTGTTAAATCAAATACTTCTCTTTTTTCTTTTAGCAACTGCCTGGATATACGCACATTTCTTAGAACAGGTTTTTCTTTCAAAGTATGATGATGCAACAAATATTTTTCCGCATTGTTCGCAAATATATTCCTTATTACTACTCCTAGTATTCGCTTTTTTTCTACAAATAGCTCCACAGAATTTCTGATGAACATTGGTAAGAATGATTTCTTTACCGCACTCTTTACATCTTCTGATTTTTTTCCTAGCTGTTTTGATTGATTTATCTCTTCTATCTTTCCAGTTACTTTTTGTAAATCCATACTTTGAACGTATTTCGTCCATTCTCTCTTTCGGTATTTTTGCAAAATTTTTGTGTATCTTTGTGTGTTTACTGGTTGAAATTGCAATAAGATTATCCAGTTCATTATTGAGAGGGTTTTCATCAAGGTGGTGAATAACCATTCCTTTTTGAATCTCTCCATAGACACTTTTATATATCTCTCTATGCAATATTTTTGTTTCCGTCTTTCCGTTTTTTTTCTCTTTGTTGTAAAAATAGTTTGGGTGCTTACCGTTTGGGTATCTTTTATAGATTTTTCCTTTAAACTCTGTTTCAATTCGCATATTGTTTCGCTTTCTCCGAGTTCATCAACTCGTTTCCAGCCATTAATAGTAAATATAGGGTGTTCCCCTGTTACTATTATATGCTTTTCGTTGCCGAAGTCAAGTCTATATACATTCTTTACTCCTCTGCTTCCAGCCCATTTTACTTTTCTAAATCCTTGCCTTGTTAAAACAAAATCGTTTTCTTTTATCTCATCTATCCGTTTTAACCCTTTGCTAGTTTCCACCTCTGTTTCTCCACTGAGGCAGGAATAGCCATAATCAAGACCATAGCGATCTAATCTCGCCTCAAATGGTGGTTGCTCTATAATCTGCCAATTCTTGTGTATCCTGGCTTCGGATATACCCAATTCCCCCAAACCATAAACCTGATACCAGTTTTTATTGTCTCTCCTGGCTTCGATGGCATCAATAATCGACTGGGATAATGCCTGATTGTCTTTATACGTTAAAGTAATAAAATCTATATCCCGCTTAGGAATTATCTCCGTGTACATCCAATATTCATGGGTGGGGTTAGAATCCACCCAAATTATATCTTTGGTTCTAATTTCGAGTTGGGTGAAGATTTCGTAAGAAATGTTGTTGCCTTCGTTGAGAAACAACACATCTCGCCTTGGCCCCCGCACCTTGCCTGGCTGATCTGCCGAAAAGAACTCCAACCTTGTCCCCGTTTCAAATTCGTATATCAAGTCGGTTTTATTCCAACGATCATCCTTAAAATAGTTGTGTACCTGCATAATCATCAGAAAGTCCCGAGATGCCCCCTTAGAGAGGTGGGGTCTACTTTCGGACACAACGCTGACTGTCTTGTTGCGGTGGGTCTGGCAATAATCAATAAGCCACATCAAAATACTTATCGTCTTGGAACTTGAACTCCCACCATTAACAAATCTTATTCTCTTGGTAAGTCGGGTTATCTTGTCCAGGGCATCCGTCTTGATAAACGTGTCCATATCTTCGGTATTCGCTACTCTCCCTTGGTTATCCCGCCCAATATTGGAGCCGGCAATTGCTTACCGTCCGTTGTCATGTCCTGTTTCTCCCTCATACCGTGGTTATTTTGAAGCAATAACTTAACAATTGTAGCGTTTACTTGATTGCCCCCATAGATACCATCGTCCTCTAATCTCTCCTCCTGAAACTCCATAATTTTGGCTAAAGCGTCTGAAAACTTGGGATGATCTTTCGCCCATACATACAAACTGCTCTTAGCTACGCCTAGATATATAGCAAAGCTAACTATCTTGGGAAGATGCATATTATCTTTGGTTGCAGTCTCCAAATACTTATCGACTTTGTCGCAATATTCCGGCCTATATTCCGTGGGTCTACCTCCTAAGTTTTTCTCTGCAGTAGTATCACTCATATTTTAATTTTTGTCTTTAACTAATAGTTGGTCTTCTTTGTCCATTTCCTCTGAAGTTAAAACTGCCCGGACGACTAAAGCATTGTTGTGCCCTGCCAGCTTTTCTATTATTATAACCTCTGGTGCAAATCCGAACTGTTTGGCCAAGTTGATAACCTGAAAATTTCGTTTCTGTTTATCTTTCAACTTGAAATAGGGAGTACTTTTAAATCTTACCGCCCGGTCTTCCTTGTCCTTAGACATAAACTCTCCTTATCTGCACATAGGATGTCTTATTTCCCATAATACAGGATTTTCTTAAAAAGCCTTTGCGCACAAGAGAGTTTAGCGCGTTTACCGTGGTAAAGTGTTTGGTTCCTTTTTCCTGCATATCTATAATAATTTTGTGTTGGGGAACCGGCGTTTTTATTTTTCTCACCCAACCATCAACAAATAGCATTATATTCGTTTGTACCTTATTTATTGGAATTAAATCAACGTAAACATTAGGCATTTGATAGTGTAACCAATTCGGCCACACTTATAAGTTGGTCGGTTAAATATCCATCTACTACCCACAAACCTCTCCTGATTGCCTGCGCAGATACTTCGTAATCTCTTGCTAGCTGGTTTATCGACCTTCCCCCATTGTGTTCCTGCCATATCTTAGACCATCGAATTAGTTTGAAACGCTTGTTTATTTTTTTAGTTCGTCCCATTGGCGACAATAGTATCACACCATTATCAATACACACAACAATATACCGTTGTTAACGGTTCGTTGCGTGCATGGATTCCCCAATTCTACTTTTTCCCCTTGGGGCCGTGGTAATTTACCATACCGGGAGCGGCGTGTGCTTTACGGGCCATCATTCCAATTACTCCACCGGGAACGCCCATTGCTTTCATTTGTGCCGCCCTACCGCCATGGCCTAGCTTATTTGATTGTCCACCAAAACTTCCCGTCTTTTTAATGCTTCTTCTTACTATCATTAAAATCACCTACTTGCTTTTCTTATTATTACATTTGTTCTCTAAACTCTGCAAGCCATCCTTACCGCCAGAACGTGAATGACGGGGAAAGCAAAATGAACATAAAATATGAAAAGGGTTCTGGTTTCCCACGGTCAACCATTCGCATGGTTACCTGTTTGCAGAATTTAAAGAAAAACTAATATTTCTCGTTGGATGTCCAATATACCGCCAGCATCCCCATCAGATATATTAGTGGAAATAAAAGAATCATATTGATAACCAAATTAGCCACATGCTCAACAAAAGCACTAAGATCAAAACTGATTCAAGAAAGCAACCAAATTCTGATGGAGTCCTGGGTTTGGGTGGTGGTAATGGTCGTGGTGGCGGTATGATGAAAATCATAGGTTATGAGTGTTCTTTTCCCATTCGATAACTTCTTTATATCTGTCAGAGTGATTAGTTTTTAACATATCTTTCCACTTGTTATATGTAAGAAGTTGATTTGTGTAAGTATCTGAGACTATCTGCATCATCTTTTCTGGAATCCAGCCGTGCTGGGATCTTATATTGACTCCTACAACTTGCCCTTCTTCTCCAGAATGTTCTTCGCTGTTTGTTTCGATAAAACAGTATCCACCCTTGTCTACGTCTTTCATTTCATATTCTTCTTCAAATATTTCTAATTTTCCATCAGAATCAAATTCACCCACAACAAAGCGAATATAAGACCCTAACATCTCTTGATGGTCGAATTTGACAGCCCAATTGCCAAACCAAGCCACATCCTGCTCGTTTTCAGCCATTATCTTGAGATTATTATTCCAACAAGTTACTTTCATAATTTGTCAATTAAATACCAAGAACCTTCCCACATGTCCACCGTTTAAACGATTTATTATCTCGCAAAAACATTCGGTGAGCATAATTAATATTACATTTGTAGTCATAAGCACAAGCATCGGATACACCAGGGTGATACTTGGAAGATATTTGGAAGAGACCACGGTCAACCGATCCATCTTTATTTACATACCTAGCCTTAGAATTGAGACTATTGTTTTCTCCCGATGGACACATGGTTCCTTTGACTCCCTGGGTAAGTATCTTGATAGCTCTGGGGGCATATTGCCCAAACACACGCTCTATTTCTTGCTCTATAGGCCTTTTTACCGGTGTCGGCGAAATGGTCTTGTGAGCCGCTAGATAGAACTCTAGCGATTTATCTTCTCTGACATCAGCAATATGGTCGGTGCCTTTAGCCTTACTGGTAAACAGAAACAATAAACTCAAAAGAGCAAGTATCCAGACAATAGAAACCCAGTCAACCAATCTCATTTTAGTTTCCCCTTGATTCGTTGCCTAA